AGAAATATTGCCAGCAGAAATATTGCCTGTATATGAAGGAAGATATGCTGCTACATTGACGTTAGAATAATTAGTAATAATACCACTTAACAAGGAGCCATTACCAACAAAATAAGAAGCTGTTACGTTTCCACTAGTGGTTACTCCGTTGTTTAATACAACAATTCCAGTGCCATCAGGATCAATGACAATGTTGGCATTAGCCACAGTTCCAAATATAGTCTGATCGGAAACATCAAGATTTCCCAAACTAAAGCTAGCTGGATGACCGCCTTGCGTGACGCCATCGTGAATATTCAAGGTCCAGTTAGTTGTATTAACTGTGAGTTCACCTTCTGGCCCTGTATAGGTAGAACTTACATTAGCGTTGCCGCGCTTCCATTGGACTGTTTTGCTCATTTAGTTTTCCAAATATCTGTTGTATACATACTTATCAAAATAATTGTTTATTTTCTATTCAATGATAATATTAAATTATCAATAAACGGAAGATTTTGATTAAACCCTACAAAAAAATTAATATCAAGAACAGACACTATAGCCCCACTGGGAGCCCCTGATAGACTACCTGTTTTCCACATAGCAGCTACATATTCTGACGATACAAATGCAGTGGTTATGGCTGTACCTGATCCCAAACTAGAAAATGTACCAGGTCTGCCAAAAACTATAGAATTAGATGCATTAGATAATAAAAATTCAGGTTGTACTGTGACTTCGGCACTGTAAGAATATTGAGTAGAACTTCTGACTATATTACCGCCACCGATTCCTGTTACAAAAATATCAACTGCATCATCTCTTACCCCAAAATTACTGTTTTCTCCCAATATAAACATTGCACCACCGCTTTGTAAATAGCCGTATAATTTATTAGTAGGATCACTGGGATTTGATAGATAAGGACTGGCATACCCGATATCCCAAATTTGTGAAAATTGAAATAAATCTAAGTTATTTAAATCAGCATAACTTTCAACCAGTGTTATTGTCGACCCTAGAAAAGAAGCACGGGCCTGTATTATAGGATAGATATCAGTTGCAGGTTTCAAATCTTGTGAAGTATTATAGTAATTGGTATTACCTCCGGGTCCATCTGTTAAAGGATCATAAAAAACAAGAACATTTTTTTTATATCCTCGATCGGGAGGTCTATTATATCTAAATCCAAGTCTACCAGCACCTAAACTCATTATTCATATCCAGTAGTTAGTGTCACATAATATTGTGTGCCATCATAAAACATGTTTAACATATCTATTGAATTAGCAGCCGTGCTTAAAATTTTAAAATTACCAGCAAATAGATAATTAACATTAGGTGTCATTATACGATTACCCGCCGAATCTTGTGTAAAAATTAAAGTTAAACTTTGCCCCAATGTCATATTTGTAGGAATAGCAAGATTTATATTACCTATTAAAGTTGCAGTTTGAACTGTGCCGTTAGCTCTATTAGGAGTAAATGATGTAACTATATTTCCAGCTGTATAAACAGAATCAACAGAGCCAGGAATAGTTACAGTTACTACGTTGGCAACATTAGTTGCAACAACACCATCTCCTACAAAATTAAAAGTAGAAACATTACTAGTAATTTCTATACTGTCATCTTCCACTGAAATTTCATTTCCTGGGCCGCGAGGGCCTTGGGGTCCAGGAACATTACTAGATCCCGACGGTCCTTGTGGACCCTGTGGGCCAGTAGGGCCCGTTGGGCCTTGAGCACCAGTTCCAACAGGACCTTGTGGTCCTTGTTGTCCCTGCGGACCTTGTGATCCTTGCTGTCCTTGCGGTCCTTGTTGTCCTTGCGGGCCTTGTTCTCCTTGCGGTCCTTGAGGTCCAGGTTGACCTTGTGGTCCTTGTTCGCCTATAGGTCCACTGGGACCTTGCGGACCAATAGGTCCTTGATTTCCAATTGGTCCCTGTGGTCCCTGTGGACCAGGAACATTACTGACGCCACTGGGTCCTTGTGGTCCTTGTGGTCCTTGCACACCCTGCGGACCTTGCACACCTGCAGATCCTTGTGGCCCTTGAACTCCGTTAATTCCAGGTACTCCAATTGGTCCTCGAGGGCCTTGTGGCCCCGGAACAGTACTAGCAGCTCCTGTGGGACCGCTAGGACCTCGTGGGCCTTGGGGCCCTTGCGGACAAGGAATTCCTAATAGGCTATCTAAACTCATGGTTAATCCTTAAATTGTTCCAAAATCATAAACTGCACTGGTTATTCCATCTCCTACTTGACCGAGATCCAATGCTGCTGGTTGTTCAACTGGATATGCCGAATTTGTTACATATAATTGTCCGGCTCCTCCGTAATTATCATCTACATATGATGCTACATTGCCCCAACATGTTTGTATTTTTACATTGTAGTTGTACTGTTCTCTATCGAGTTGAACTAAATCTAATCCAGTTAAAGTAACATAACCTAGCCCAGCAGTAGCATTACTCATAACAACATTTGCACTTAAAACTACATTAGCATTAGAAAAAACGTAATCGTCGACTACATTAAACGTAAGCACATGACCAGTTACGTCAATGGGTTTTTGATCTGCATTTTTAATGGCAATTTTAACCACATTGGTTATGCCTTTATATATTTGTAATGGTCTAGTATACACGACTCTATTCCTTTGTGGGATTTCTACTGGTATCAAACAAGTTGAACTGATGTCAAATTGTACATCCACAGTATTGTCATAATAGTAACTTATAACGGTTTGCATCACATATTTAGTTGCTTTTCCATATTCAACATATACAAAATTTTCGGTAATAAATATCATTGTGGATTTATCTTACCAAAATTTATTAGATCAGTACCCCTTTTTAAGTTATCTTACTTATGGGGGTAATGAATATATAGGAATTATTCAAAACCTGGATGATGTAATTACCAGCATCTATGATTTCGGGTTACTTAAAACTCCTGATCAAAAACGACTGTATTTAGAATTCGGGGAAGTATGGTGGTGGGAAAGTAATAGGATGGTTCCTATTAATATTTTTCTAAAGTCAGATTGGGGTGTATTTAGGCCCACACTTAAGACTTTTAACAGCAAAGATGTAGAATTGAAATACGGACCCGCGTTGAGTCTTAAAGAATCTGCACAAAAAAGATCAAAAAGAAGAAGTATTACACTTGTTCGACGAGTCGTCTAAGATTATCTTCTGTATTAGTCAGCAAATTCATATGAACTACTACCAAATGAGCATATGAAATTGCATGTGCTTTTTTAAAGTAATATCCGTCGTCTTGGGGTTTTTCAAATACAGTTTCAGCAACTTTCGCCCAAGGAAGCCCAATTAAGTGTCTTTTAGCAGGACGAATAACACTTAAAAACATGGCCATCCTGGGAATACTATTCACAGCTTCTGGCATTTTAGTTAACGTATTATAATGGTTTCCAATGTGAATTAACTGCCCACAGAATGCAGGATCATATAATTTACTCCAGTCTGGTTCTTGCTGCATTAATTGATCTAAGTGACTTTCGTTTTTTACTTGTTGATACAAACTAACATTTAAAAAATCTAATTTTAAATATCCCCGATCTTCTGCCTTTTGATAATCGAGGCTGGATTGTCCGGTATAAGGATCTGTGGGGATATCTGTAAAGTACACCCCAGTATTATGCTTACTTAATTTTCCATCTTTGATTATGCTGGCGGGTGTATGTTTAAGCAAACTGAGAATTTGATCCCTGTTAGCAAAATCAATGTCGATGTCACTAGAAAATAGCTTAATTGTTGGGTTCATTGCTAATAGCTTTGTCTAAATATTCAATTATTTGTCCAGTAGTTTTAAAATATTCGTCATGATCTACTGGCATAGGAATATTATACCATTTTTCAAGCTCGTGATTTAACCACGCTTCCTGTAAAATATTAAAATTGATATCTATTCCTTTTTTGTTTTTTACAGATAGTAATACTTGATTTGCGTAAGTTACATCTTTAAGTTGTGACACTTTACTAATAAACTGTTCCCATAATTTTTCATACCACTCTATATCAATCGTATAAGATAATTTAAAGTAGTGTTTTATGGTATATAAACTTTTTATAAAAAGATCTTTGTTGTAAAAATTTCTGACGTTGTATTGTACCACCGGAAAATCATATTGCTGTTCTTGCACTTTATGCAGTAGAAACATATGGGGACTGTCAAACTCGGATTGAAAATAATTTCGAAGAATACTACGCTGTATTGAATCGTTTACAGTTATGTCAACATTATATTTATTTTTAAGGTTAGTAGCAAGTTCAGAAAAAGCGGTCCGTTTAATTTGACTATACAAATTTATATTAAAATTTTTTAAATCGAAATTATAATCACCTGCCCGACCAAAATTTAATAACGCTAATAATAAAGAATCTTCTGTGTCGCAAGTAATGGATATCACATTGCCGTCGGTTAATTTGTTACCCTTAAGGGTGTAATGATCAGCTACGGCTAGTTTCTTCCTATATTGAAGATGACTTGTTCCGTATATTGTAAATGGGTTAAGTTCTTTTACGCTATCGTCTAATGCATTAATACAGTAACATAAAAAATTTCCGTGCAGGCCGCCAAAGAAATCTATATAGATCATAGTCCTGCCTTTTGTAAAATGTCTTTGACCCATTCGGTGTCTGCTGCATAATCTGTAAATTTACGTTGCCAATAATCGGGGTCGATCCACGGCATTACGATTGTAAGTTGTTCTTCGTTCAGTGAACTAAGAAAATCAATTCCGCTAGCACAGTTAAACACTATCCAGGGGCTAATACGTCCGTTTGAAATATGGTGAACTATGCGATTACCAGAACCTAATCGAAAGTAATTATTAAACTTATTTTGCAGTTTTGGATCAATGTCTGCGTAGTCTTGCATTTCTTTTAATGCCCGTTCTATTGCATCTTGTACTGCTTCTTTTTTCATATATTCAGACAGCCACTCTAAGTACAAGATTTCCTTACACCAATGATCTAATTTTTTATTATTTTTTAATAGCCAATTGGTAAAATTATCTACGTTAACACATCTGATTGCTGTTACATGTCTGCCATATTTGACAAATGCAGTATAGTACGGACTGGATGCAAAATCTTCGTAGGTTTTTAATCGAGCACTGCCCTGAGATACTTCGTAAAATTTTAAATAGGATTTGAATCCAAGTTGGACCCCGGTTTCATTCTGTTGTTGCCACCTGCGCTTAGGCTCACACAAATGTGCCAGCAATGTACTTTCTTTTAAGTACGATTTTTTACAGTATTTGCAGACAAAACTCAACCTAATTCCTTTTTAATCTCACTGTCACTCATTCCCATTTCTTTGGCCATGGTCTTAATTTCTTTTTCAGTGTTCAACTCTGCCATAAGAGCAATGTCATTTGATTTCATCGCAGGATAAAGTTTACTTAAAAATTTAATAATTTTAGTGTTAGAGCCTTCTTTTTTCTTAGAATTTAACCAATAATGCCGTTGCTTGCCCATGCCCGGACTAACAGAAGTACACGATAACCATTGCAGTTTGGTGTGTTTGTTAAAATCGAAAAAATTTATATTTACTCGCTCGTTACTGGCCATTAGATACCAAGCTTGAAGATCACTGCTGCCTTCGACATTGGCACTATACTTCATCATGAGATACGTGCTAAATTTTTTACGTTCTTCTTCAGTGAGTTCATCATAAAATTCTCGATTTTTCATATCGAGCTGAGCCATTTCATTATTGATACTTAGT